CCCCCCCCTGTCTGCGATATGACCGGGATGATTGCTGTCATGTCTTATGACACTCTGGGTCTTTTCCTCAGATAAATAGAACTCTGCCGGGACTTCCTCATCTAAGAGGTCACCCATGCACATTTCAAGCGGAATAACGGGAGGAAACTGGAAAGAGTGGTCATCCACGTCCTTACGGATGGAAACAATGAATACTCTCTCTCTCTCCCTTGCGGCACACCGTAGTCTGCGCTGTTGAGAACCTGCCAGTAGCAGTTATAACCTGCATTATCCAGGCTTTCCAGTACGATAGTGAATATAGAACTCATGCTCTTACTGGTTAGATTCTTTACGTTCTCAGCAATAGCCACTTTTGGTTTGCAATGTTCGATGATACGCAATGCGTCAAAGAACAATCCGCTTCGGGTTTTAGTACCGTCCTCATTGACGAACCCACGCTTGTTTCCTGCAATGGAAATGTCCTGGCAAGGAAAACCGTATGTAAGTAGGTCAATATCGGTCGGCAGAGTCTTTTCGTCCACTTTGGTAATATCCCCCAGATTCATGCTTTCGGGAACATGGTGCAGGAGAGAATAGGCTTTACTGGCGTATTTATCTACTTCGCAATAAGCAAGCAGTTCATAGGGAATACCCAGATTGTCCAGTGCTTTCTCAAACGCTCCAATCCCGCTAAAAAGACTGAGGTATCTTATCATGCGGACTCCTTTCTGGCTTTCGGAGTAAAGCGGTACTGCGGTTCTGGTGAGCCATGATACTTCTCAATATCAATGCCGTCCTCCTGCATTTTCGCCATATCGTAGCCAGGGTCTTTCATGGTCTTAGAGGTAACCCAGTCGAAGGAAGCACCGCTGATAGTAACGGTCTTATCGCCCTCCTTGAACTGGCTGATAGCTTCCTTCTTGAGCATATCGGTAATCGTCTTATACCTCTTCTCATCGTCAGCTACCGTACCTTTGACCTTATCAATGTGTTTCTTCAACTGCTCTGCTTCGGCAACCAGAGCAGCAATGTCAGTGTCCGGGGACAGGTTGTTATCCCGCAGGACTTTCAGAATGTCTGCGTCCGCTTTCTCATCGAACTTCGGAGAAACACCGCCCTCAACATGGGTTTTCCACCACTTCTCAACCTTCTTGACGGTCTTTTTCAGTTCGGGATAACGCTCAGACAACTTGAAGGGGCGAACGATGGTGTTTTCAGTGCTACACTGATATGCGTTCGGGTTCTCATAGTCCTTGTCACCCAGGAAGCTACACACCATAATCACGTCATTTACACCCAGAAGGTACGCATAAAGCGCAGCCTGTAAAGCGTAGTACTCCGGGACATCCTCAACCCAATCCTCTGACCTCTTCGTGGTTTTCATCTCAAGAACCGTAGTAGGCTTACCGTCCTTGTCAACCAGAAGGTAGTCCCACATACCACCGAAGATAGGACTGTCTTTGAAGAAATCCCCCCAGGTTTTCTGGAAGTAATCAGCCCCGTACACATCCGTAGGTGTGATGAGGTTGGTCATAAAATAGGACTTCTTCATAAACTCAGCCTGCTTCGGCTCAATCGTCTTACCTGCAACGGTATAGATTGTGTCCTCAAACGGCTCTTCGTAGGTTCTGGTGATTGCGCACCAGGCATTGAACGGGGTTGTCCACTTGTTCAGCCCCATAATCGCCGCAAAGCGTGTACCCGTAATCTTCTTAGGACGCTTCGGCGGGGTGATAGTGATGGTCTTATCATCATTCCACTTCATTTTTCTTACCTCCTATGAACAGAAATCGTGTATCCACTTCCACGGACAACGCCGTGGTCACAGGGTTTTCATCTGCTTTTACCAGGTCACTCAAGTCAAACCCAAGACTCTTGAGATATTCCATTGCCAGTTTTGCATTCTTCATGTTGCTTACATTGGCAATCACATTTCTGTAGTTATCTGTGATACCCTTAATCATTTCATTCTTTCGGGCTTTGATACCCTTTCTGATTTCCGTTCTTCCGTCCTCAAACTCTTTGAGCAAACAGGAACGGATTTCAGCTTGAGAACTCATATTTGCCAGTTTGTAAGAGATAGAACCGCAGTAATCACAGAGGGTATCAACTCCCGGATATTCTGCTTTTACCTTCTCTTTGAAGGATTCAGTCAGACTGTAAGCCTGCTGCATGAGAGCGGCAATACTGGTTGCCGTATCTTCCAGACCGATTCTCTCATTCCTCTCTGCATAGTAAGTGTTGAGAGCCTTTTCGCTCTGGGTTTCTACTTCGGCTAATGCCTTTTCGCTCTGCGACTCCAACCACTTAATGATTTGTCGTTTTGTCATTCTTTGCTTCCTCCAACTCAACGGCTTTGTTCAGATACCAGATTGCTTTCTGCAAATCTTCCATACCGTTTTTCTTCTTGTGCCTATACACGTACTTGAGAGCGTTGCACACGCAGAAGTTCTGCGTGGCTTCTACTCCCTGGGTTTCCACCATAACGTCAATGCACTCAAACTTCCCGGTTTCATAATGAGCGGGATGGTTTACATTGTCAGCCATGACTCAGCCCTCCTTACTCACCGTAGGCGGCAATCATCTCACCAAGGTTCTGAATAAGCTGCTCACACGCTGCACGGGTGACATTGGTGAAGCCATTGGTTTTCATGGCAATCTGCTGAACAAACTCTTCCTGGTCGGAATCCTTGTCCATCAGAGTCTTGCAGGCTTCCTTGAGTGCCTTAATCTGCAACTCATCAGCCTGTCCGTCAGTACCCGTCATTTCCTTCTTCGCTTCCTCACGCTCCTTCGGAGTGGCAGGCGCAGCGGACTTCTTTTTCTTCTCCTTCTTAGCCGTTTCCGGGTTCGGAGCAGGAATTTCTTCTTCCTCTACCTGGTCATCAGAGCCAAGGTTTGCGTCAATGTCATCTGGTTCAGTAATATCCAGAACCGCCATCCAGAGGTAACGGCGCAGGTAGGTAATGGAAGAGCCAAGAGCCTGCATGGGGTTGGTAACTTCCTTACCTGCATTGCTCACAATCGGCTTCACCTCACGGTACGGAACACGGAACTCCATAGGTGCTTCCTCAATGTTGTCCACGTTGTAGACCTTCATCACAGCACCGCCCTCATCCGTGAAATCAATCTCCGTGGTAAGACCCACACGGGCGAAGATACGGGTTGCAGGCGGCACAATGTCCTCCAACTCAAAATACTTGAACTCAAGGTGCATATTCTTACCCGACTTCTGCACCTTCTGATTCAGAAAGTACAGTCTTGCTTTCGCCAACTTCTGGCGCACGTTCATTGCTTCATAAATATTAGCCATTGCTAATGTCCTCCTTATCTTTACTGAACTTCGTACCAATCATCTGCAAGCATATCCGTCTGACTTGCAAGCCAACCAACACAGAAACGGTCATCAGCGGTTTTCATAACGATGGACGTGGATACCAGGTCACCTTCAAGGTCTTTCACGCAAGAAAGGTCAGCGTCCGTGGTAATATCCATGCTGTGTGCCAGGAAGAGGAACATACCCTTACCGTTCCAGTTCTTACGGGCTACCTTCTTGCCCTTCTTGAGAGCCGCAATCGCCCATCCGAAGTTACGCAGCTTCTTCATCTCACCCGCAGGTTCGTTGACGTTCTTCGGCTCATCCTCATGTACGATTTCCCAGTCATCACGGGTGACCCAAATCATGTCACGAGGGAAGAGTGCAATAGTCGGAAGTTCTGCACCTTCCTCAAAATGGTTGATGAGTTCACCATCCTGGTTCATGTACCAGTAGGCTTTCTCCCACTTAGGTAACTTAATCTTCTTGCCTGCCTTGAGTGCTTTTTCAGCTTCACTGAATTTCATAATCTTAGTCCTCCTTACCGAACAGAATCTCTTTTACTTTGGTTGCGAACAGCATACCCATCATCGGAATGAGCAGCTTGCCCATACCTTCAATATTCGGGTCATTAACCTGTTCGTGAATTGCCTGCTTCACTGCTTCATCGAACTCAACCTTGCTAATTTTTTTTTTCTTCCATTGTCTTATCCTCCTTAATCGAATAATGCTAAAGATTTCTTTTTCAAGGAATTGATTCTCCTTGTATTCTTCCGGGGCGGTTTCACACCCAGGAACTCACGGATATTCTTCTGTGCCAGTTTCAGATACCAGTTACGGTCTACCACATCAATAGCCAACTCATTGTTGTTGTCTACCATGCAGTGAACTGGCAGACTGGGTACTTTTGCGTCCTTGCCTGTTACAGCGTGGGTCTTGTAGATGGTTCCATATCGTCTGTCTGCCGTAGCGTACACTCTGTTCACTTTCTGTACGGGAACCTTATCTTCACCCACCATCTGATAGCACCCGGAATATTTACCTCCAACCTTTGCAATCACCTGGAAGTCCAGGATATTCTTACTTGCCATTATCGTTTCTTCTGGGTCTACACCCTTTACAAAGTAATCCTGGATTGCCCGTGCGACTATAACCGCATTGTTGTTGATATTCCATGCGCCACCACTCATGTTCTCCCAGGCAGGGAGTCCCATTTTGGTGAAGTCAATGTTTGCATTAGTCAGAATACCTCTTACCAGTGCGCCGCCCTTGACCTTCGGCTTACCGTCACCCACGGGAACCTCAACGTAGTTGTTCACATCCCGCTGCACGATTTTCTGAATGAAATCCTCTTCCAGTTCAAACCCGGTTCTTTCCTGCCATTCCTGGGTGATTTCCTGCCATTTTGCTTCATCGGAGTTGTCGAAACTCACCATGATACCATCCGTGTTAAGCTGAATGATTTTCAGAGTCGGACACTCACTGACCAAGTGCATTGACAGTTCCAGTAGGAGAAGCTGTCCTGTGATACAAACTGAACGTCCCATCAGAGGGTCATACAGGTCATTGAAAGCCACGCCGTCTTTACCGTTAAGCATGGTTCCGTAGGTGGTGTTCAGTACCAGTTTCAGAGCGTTTGCCGTGACCTTATCCCCGGCTTTCTTCGCCTGTACTCTCTCTTCCAAGGTATCTACATACACCTGCGGGGAAGGAATATTGCGACTACAGAAGCCGTATTTCTGTCCCTTTGAGAGAGGAATGGTCATCAAGTGCGGATAATAACTTGCCACGTCCTTGTTTCGGATTGACCTGCCCTCAGTAGCTTCTTCCATATAAGTAGGAATTGCACCGTGGATACCTCCGTAGGCTATCGTGCATTTGCACTCACCAATAGAGAAGTCCAGGGCGGCTCCCTTGTGCTTCACACCCTGCTCATCGTAACCACCGAACAGAAGGTAGTTCGGAATGTCCGGGTCATGCAGCTTATCAAAGAAGTCAAACACTTCCTGCGGAATATACTGCCGAAGCAGCTTATCCGGGTACTGATAATCTCTTTCGTCTGTCCATGGTTTCTCTGGTTTCTGGGCTTGCAGATACACGCTTGTCAGTTTGGCATTGGTCATGTACATAGCCTGTCTGTCAGTCAGACCACGCTTCCTACCTACAGCCGCTTTGTTATCCAGATAACCTTGCCGCAACTTGAAAAGAATCTCTGTTGCGTCCACATCGTACTTACAGTAGTAAGTAGTCTGTGCCTTTTCTGATTCAGAGAGAACGTGGTCAACGTTGAAATCAACCTCTGTTTCCTCAATCGGGATACCCAGGTGGGCTTCAATCCCTTTAAGGGATACACCGTCCTGGCAATCATCCTTGAGGTCGAAGCTGTCAAAATAGACCCGATACTCTCTCAGAGCGGGAATGTCCCACCCGTTTAGTTCGTGAACGATGATGAGGTCATTTATCTCCTTCACCTGTTCCGGGGTGAACCCACATATAACTGCCTTGAGTATGTGGTTATCGTAGTGCTTGTTGTTGAAGCCGCCCAGATACGGGTTACGTTCCATGAAAGCCAGAACTTCATCATTGTCGTTCCAGATAACCGTGTACTCTCCCGTGGCTACTTCTTTGAACACAAACAGCCAGTCATGGGCAAATACCTCACAGTCGAATATGTAGGTTCCCTCAACCATCGTTACACCGCCCTTCTTCCAGAGCCTTTTGTACCTGCAAGATTTCTTGTCTTGCCTGTACGCAGCGGCGAATCATTGACGCTTTGGAGTGTTCGGGAGGAATTATGCCCCACTTGTCGGGTGTAGCTCCCATACTCTCTTCCACGCCGTCCAGAAGAAGTTGAGCAGTAGTGAAATGGTTCTTCATACTCTTCGTCATCTTCATCTTCGTAGTCCTCCAAGTCATACCACCAGTTATTTGCCCAGGAGAACAGTGCCAGGTATGCAGTACAAAGGACATTGATGAAGAGCATTGTCATCCCGTAGACTTCATCATCCAGAGCGCAGGCAGTGAACAGCCACGTTATGCCTACGATATATCCGATTGTTTTCAGAACTTTATTCTTCATGTCAATCTCCTATAAATTCGCACCCGCACTTCCTGTAACTGGTGCAGCGTTGTTTGAAAGATTTCTGCAATGACCGTATGCAGTCAACATAGTCATAAGCTATTGGCTGCTCCTTGCCGTCAAAGGTTCGGGCGATACGTCCCACGCTCTGAACTATCACCGCATAGTCTTTCTGGGGGGTTGTTAAGTACAATCTGTCCAGTCTGGGAATGTCCAGACCTTCTTTTGCCAGGGAATATGTTGCAAACAGATACCGTTTCTTGCCAGTCCTCATATCCTCAATAGCCTGTTCCCGTTCAGCTTTCCGCTTCTTACTGGTCATCTTTCCATCTATCACCGCTGCTTGCTCCCTTAGTTTCAAAGGTAACTGCTCATACAGGTATTTAAGATGGTCAACCCTTTCTGATAGAATCAGATTGAAATGCTCACGGTTCTCAACCAGGTCATCAAGAATAATCTTGTTTCGGCTCTCACATTCTGTGAGGTAGGTAATCATTTTGCAGTAGTTAATTGTGCCGTCACTGTTCAGATAAGCAGGACTCAGTTTCACGTCCGTACCTTTCGGCAGAACACTTACTGTCATAACCCTGGACTTCACTGCTTCATCTGGAACAGTCCATACTACTTGACCCAACATTGCGTAGGTTGCTTTTATCATGCCGTCCGAACGATGGACGGTTGCTGACAGCCCGAACTTATGTCTGGCACACAGCGTATTCAGTACCTTTGAGAACTGGGTTACCGCTGTAGGTGTACCGCTTATTCTGTGACACTCATCCACAATCACGCAGTCCCACTCATCTCTATATTGGTCTAAGTCCAATTTGCACATGGTCTGGATTGTGGCGAAGGTCATAGCCTTACCGATATTAACCTTCCCTTCGGTTATCGTTCCCAGTAGTTCTGAATCAACATACTGTTCTGCACGGCTCTTGCTCTGCGTCAGCAGGTCTTTGGTGTGTGTCAGCCACAGGGTTTTCACCCCTAATGCACACGCCAGGGCAATTCCCATCTGAGTCTTACCAGACCCGGCAGGGGATTGTAGAATGCCGTAGTGGTTTATCAGCATTGCCGCAACTGCTTCTTCCTGGTAGTCATACAGCGGAACCTTACCACCGTAGTCAACCTTCTTCGGCTCTTTGAACAGCTTCTTCACATCTCCTTCCAGAAGCGGCAGGATTGCTCTCAGACACCCGAATGGGAGAATCAAGCTATTTCCGTTCACCTCATAGAGATAAAGCGTTCGTGGGGTATTCCCAAGCCACAGGTGCATTCGTGCTTTTTGCTGATACTCTGGGTTTGTCATTTCCAGATTCTCTTTGCACCACTTAATCAGTTCGGGTGAGGGGTCAAGGATTTTTAATCGGCTCCCGATTTCTATAAACATCCATTTCCTCCAACCACTCATGAAAGGTCTTGTACTCTGGAAACTCTGACTCTGTAATGCTGCCCTGTCCGTAAAGCTGCCGCAGACATAACTCATCGAAGTGAATCATATAAATCTGTCCGTCATTCAGCTTCATAGCGAAGTAGCAATGCTCATTGCCCTGGGCTTCCCACATGGTCATAGCCGCTTCCTGGTTTGGTTCAATCCGGGATAACGGGAAGCGGTTGTTGGAACACACCTTGCAGTCAATCAAGATTGCTATGTTGTCCCGAACCGCAAGCACGTCTGCGGGTTGTCCTACCTGGTTTTGTGCCAGATTGTGCGCCCAGAAACCTTGCTCTGCCAGAAGTTCACACAGTTCCTCTTCAAAGTGGTTTCCCATTGTTTTGTTCACTTGCTTCATAGGCTTCTGCTCCCACTGCACCTCACAAGGAGGTGCAGATTAACGATTCTTGATTTTGAAAGCGGGGCGAACGCCA